GCAATCTGTATCATATATTCCATTAAATTACTCATTATTTGCCCTCTACTCTATTGATCATGTATTGAAAGTCTAATGTATCTTCAGGAAGTATAGGTTCTATCCCAACCATTTCATATATTTGGTTAAGTGTTGACTGACCACTTGTAGTCATTCTTTGAAATTCCCACGCCAAGTCATCTAACAATCTATATAATTTCTCTGCTTTCTCTACTTCATTCATATTCTATCTCCATAATCTTTCTCATCTTTAGCATCTTCATCTTGTTCACTCCACAACCACAGACCAAAGTCATAACCTCTTTTATAAAAATGGCTAAAGAAGAACTCATCTAATTTCTTCTCATCTCTACGACCATAAAGCAAAGCATCAGTTATACCATCACGATAAAACTGATACTGCTTTGTTGATGTAGGTTCAGTCCATTGACTTAATATCTTCTTAAACATTTTCTACCTCTTTCAAATCACTATATGTCATAAGTTCTCTACACTTCTCACACCACACATCTGTATCGCACCAAATACTATCACTCTCTAATTGAAAGTTTTTATCTACCCATACTTTATAAGATAGATCTGTACTATTACATACTGTACATATTAAGTTAGTCATTCTCATACCACCAATCATATAAACTTTCTTCTATTACTTTGATCCAATCATTTGTTCTACACAAGATATCAGGCATGAAGAATTTTGCAGTTACAGGCATAGTATGAAATCCAACTTGCCCATTAGCACCACTTATCATATTAAAATCCATTGTCAACCAAAAGTCAGAATTGACTCTAGTATCAGCATATGTTTCGCCAATCTCATCAACTAGATGATGGTTCTCATATTCAATATGGCTCTCACTAAAGTCCCCACTAAACCAATCGTCTTTGTGGCTACCAAGATGCCAATTACTATCAGATGAATTTACCCACATCTCAAATACATTCTTAAATGTAATGATATCTCCATAGGCTCTATCTGTTAAATTGTATTCATGATAATCACTATCGCCACCCATCTTAAAAAAGTAACATTCTCTTGCATCTAAAACATCACTCATTAAAATTTGAGAGTCCTTTGATAGATACATTCGTTCTTCTTGTTGTAAACTCATAATCTAATTACTCCAATCACTAATCCAAATATGGATAAGTAAACTAATATCTTCATGTATATTTCTGTCTTTGTCATATTATCATACACCCTTCTGTTGCACTTGCTATTAAACCTAAAAACATTATCCAAAATAATGCTGAAAGTGGATTACTAAAATTCAATAAAACCTCGCTTTACTAATTTGTATATCTCTAATATAGTCTATCATAAATGAATTAGCCATGTCAAATCCAATGATAGTCCATGTCTAATTGTTCTCCCCAACCATATTGACTATAAAAGCCATAGTCTTTTCTTAAAAGATTTGATCTGTGAGAAGCATGGACTTTCTCATCTCCGATCCAATCGGGCATATCAAAATTCATGATATGTGGAATATGTTTCATAGTGTTATTGTATCCTCTATCTATCCACTCATCTATACAAGTGTTGTGATAGTATGCTAACGCATCAGGATAATCTTCCCACATTCTATTTACAGGGTGATGTGGATATCCACCTTTACCTTTTGTAATCTGATTATAAGTTTGCATAGCTTCTACTCTTTGCTTACCTAATCTTCTGTAATCTAAACATCTGACACTTTTATCTATGTCAGCATATGGCATAAAAGTTTGCATAAATCTCCTATACTAATTTATATCTTATAAGTGAATTATAGCAAATTGAATATAGCCATGTCAAGCAATAAAAAAATCCCCTACCTTTTACAGTAGGGGACAAGTTTGAAAGTTCTAAAAGGGTAGGATCTTCTTTATTATCCACTTGACCTTTCCTAGTATTCCTAGTATTAAGTCTACGACTGTTTCTATTATTCCAGTAATAAATTCAGTCAATACTTCCCAAATAATTTGTAGTATATTAACTCTCACAAATATCTCCTTGATTAGTTTATTATTAATCTAATCTTGGCAACCACACTCACCACCACAACAACCTTTTTCTATCTCCTCATCATTTTCACAAGTACATTCATCTTGGTCGCAACTGACATCTTCATCTTGGCAACATTTTTCTTCATCATGACAGTTTGTCGGTTTCATTTTTCGCTTCCTTTCCTATCGGTTTCCCATTAAAAATATCAAGAGAGCTTTCCTTTGACTCCCTTTCCCTTATTTGTTTTTGGATATCATACTTAGTTATTTGTGTAGGGTGAGTTCCCCACTTCTTTGTTTTCTTAATAAGTGCCATAGCGTGTTCTCTTGTTTCCTCTGGAATAGCTTCCCCTTCCAATCCCTATATTCTTCTTCCCAGTAGTTCTTGGTTTCCTTTTATTCGTTTTGATTTCATAGATAACAGTTTCTGCTCCATCTTTAAGAAAAAGAGTTTTTAAGATGTCGTAGTAAGATGACATCTCCTTTCCTAGCTTTCCTTTAATTTTTCAGCTAGTTCGTTCCTTTTTTCCCTTCCTTCGCTTCCTTCAGAAAAGTCTTTGAAGCCTTCCTTTTTAGCTTGAGCAGTAGCGATAGCAAAGGCATCTCCTTTATCTCTCTTTTCCATCCACTCTAAGAAGGCTTTTGTTACTGGTAGCGATCCGCCTTGATACCTCTTTGGTCCAAGTTTAGAACCTGCTTCTCCTACAACCCATGGAAAGTATTTAGGGTTTTCCATTACTGGTGTTACTCTAGCAAATTCAGGATCTAGTTCCTTTGGAAAGCCTTGTCTATCTAACTGGTTGTGGTGTTCCTTTTCCCTTCCTCTGAAGTTTTCAAGAACAGCAAACATTTTATCTCCTACTAAAGGATCAGTTGCTTTCCCATTCTCTTTTGAAAGCCAATTAAAGAAAGTCTGGGTGAAGTCTACGTTTCCATTTGATTTCCATACCATATTAATTTCCTCTCTTGGTTCAGGAGCTGACTTTGTTAGACAGCTTCCATCAGCACATGATTTCTGTGCTGGTTGTTCTGATTTTAATAAGTCAAAAGATGCTCCTTGATTCACTCCCTTTTCACATACTGTTACTTCAGCGAGTTCCAAGTCATCTACTTGCATGTAAGATTGTAAGCCTTTAGTCATATTCTGCATCTTAGTTGCTGATCCAGCAATAGAATAAGACTTTAGCTTTCCTTCGTTTATCTGTTCCTTTACTCTGTCAGAGATCTTTGTATCATTTCTCATTTCAGTAATAAAGAATAGACCATTTTCATTTACACCACTCTTAAATATCTGTCCAGACTTATTGATGTAAGCTGGTAAAGCCCAACCTACTTGGACATCAGAGTGTAGAACCATAGCGTTCCTAGTTCTAAAACTTTTCATGTAGTTTTCAAATGCCCTTCCTAGAGCATCTGTTGTGATCAGGTGTCCCTCTCTGTCTACTAATTCAACAGAGGCGGGACCTCCTAATACTACTGGTTCGATTTCTCGTTTTTCCAGCTTCCTTGCTTCCTTTTGATAAACTTCATTATCTGGGAAAGCTCGGTGTAATGTCATAATTTCTGCAGGTGATGCTATTCCAGCTTTATACAGTCTTTTAAATTCATCTAATGCATTAGTGATGTCCTTAACTGTTACTTTCCCACCTTCTGCCTTTTCCAATAAAGAGATGGTTGCATCCTCAGAAACACTCTGAAACATGTCTCTGTTAGTATTTACTATTTTTTCTGCAGTCATTGTAGTCATAATTTTATCCTATTGGAGTATGTATTCCAAATACTATTCCTTCAAAAGTTGTTGATGAGCCACTACCGATCACTGAAATATTCTTCCTAAAATCTATTGGGTGGCTTGTCTCAAATGATTCACCTGCCGCTAATTTTAAACAAGTAGCAGAGGCTTCTGCTGTAGCATCAAATGCAACGAACAGATTCTGTGAACCATGTGTGTTTTTAATCTTAACGTGTCTTATTACACCTATAGGTGAGATATGTCTTGACCTAGAAAGGTCTACTGTGCCTTCCCATTCATAAGTATTACCACCTGCTAGGTTTCCATCTATGTAATCTGGTACATGTGAATCATGTCTAATGTCATACATAAGTGCATCAAATAACATGTTAATGTTGTGTTGCGTACTTGAACACCATTTAACTCTGTATGTTGCTGGTGTAGTTCCAGCTGGTATATTATAAGCTACCTTTATTGTTTGGTAGCTAGTTGTTAAACTAACTGCTGTACCTGTAGCTAATACAGTCCCACTTGAATCTGTAATCTGCATTACTGCATCTCCTGATGCTGATGCTCCTCTTACCATTCCAGATGCTATAATATAAGTCGGGGTGTTTCCTGATGTATCACCCGCTGCTCCTGCTCCTATAGAATCTGTAGTTACATAAAAACCTTCTTTGGCTGCAGAGTTCGCTGGGTTTACTGTTAGTTCTGCTGACCCTAAGAAAGGTGCTCCAGTTGTTCTTGATATAGCTGATCCATCTGCTGTAAATTCTGTTATAGTTGAGTTCTCTATTGATGGATTTAATATTCTATTTATTCCCGGTGAACCAGTCGTAGCTAATTCTAAGTTAGCAGATGTGTTTCCTTGATCCAAATTATAATATGGACCAGCGTAAATATTTACTGCATCTGCGGCTGTTGTTCCTACTGAACCGCTAAGAGCCACATATCTATCTAGTGGTGCAACTGAGGTACGAGTGCTGGGATCAGTATTCCACTCTTTCCATTCCCATGAATTTGAGTAGCTGTTTGTGAATCCTGCCATTTAATTCTCCTTTAAATCTATCCTAATCTATCAGGATATCTAAGAAGCTGCCCATATAGCTTATAACTATATGATGATACCACCAAATATAATATAGGCAGCTCTTTATATATTATTTATTTTCCGTAAGCGATTAGTCTGATTCCGATACCACTAGCATCTGCTGTGTCACCGAGTTCGTCTAATGCAGCACCATCTGCACCTGCTTCATAAATCTCTAACTTTTCGTTACTGTAGTCATATTGTACTACATAACCGTCAGACTTTTGTGAAATAAGAACAATGTATACTTCCTCTAATCCTAATTGAGTAGCAGAAAGTCCTTCACCACCAGTTGGATAAGAGTCATCGAAAGTAATATCTTTAATTACATACTTTACGTTTCCGGGAACACCAACTACAGGAGAGGATGATCCGGGATTTGTGATTGTAATTGCCATAATTTAATTTCTCCTTTTATAAAATGGGTGGGGAGACTAGCTCCCCAACCCATCAAAATGTTCTTTCCAAGTTAGACTACGCGTTTAAGTCAGTAATCTTAGCTTGTGTGAAGAAGTTGTGACATCGCATTTCTGCCATAGTGTATAGTAAACCTCTTACTACTAGAGCATTAGCTGCGAAGTAGTCTCTGTTTTCTATATACTGTGTTGGTTGTGCCACAGCTATTTCAAGGTAGTCTGTGTCCAAAACATATACGTTTGAACCCAATACTGAGTCATCTGTTGCTACACCTTTTGGTGTGTCAGCATCTGGTAGAATTGGAATACCTTGGTAAGTAGCGAGAACTAGACCAGTTCTTGTACCCGGGAAAGTTCTTTCAGAACCTACACCAACTTGGTACTCTTCCTGTCCTAAGTATCTCTGTTGTGATTGTAGTAATCTCTCTAGCTTGAAGTATTGGTCGTGTCCCATAACGATTAGTTTTGGTTCTCCACCATTGTTTCTTACTGATTGAATACAGTCATCAATTAAGTTTAGAGATAGTTCCCTACCTACTCCACTGTTGTGCTTAACTGTAGCAGCAGCGTTCCATTGTCCGGAAGGTCTGTCACCGAATGTTAAGTCATACGCCCTTACTCCACCGTTTGCTGCGAAGTTTGCGTTTGTGTCGAATGATCCACCTACTGGTGCACCATCAAATTGTACTACGTCATCAATAGACGTTAGTCCTGCTCTTTCTACAACGATAAGACCGTCACCGTCAGCAATAGTTTGCGATGCAGTTCCGTGAGTAATAGCACCCGTAGATGTGTTTACTGCTGAAACTGTTAGTCCAGATGTGTCAATGTAGTCGTTTGCAGATGTATCGAAGTAAGCAATCTTGTCACCTACCTTAATGTTCTTAGCAACTGATGCTGGTACAGTACCTGAAGTAGTTGAACCAGCGGATACAACATATCCTGATCCTGCTAATAGCTCTTCGTTCATTTCTTTAACGTGGTCGAGCTGTGCGTTTTCGTTTTCCAATGCAAGAACATCACCAACACCACCTTCTAATTGTGCAGTGAATACTGATTTCACTGAAGCACCGAAAGTAGTTGAAACGATTCTAGGTAAGCTACCTACGTTTTCAATTTGTGATACGTCTACTGTTGGGATAGCCCCAGTTTCAGTTACAGGTCTTGACCTGCCGCTTCCTCTGTCGCTTCTTATTCTCCAACCAGTAGTGTTACCCCAAACGTTTCTTGGGATAGCGTTGAAAAATCGAGTTTGGTTGTTCAATGCATGCCATACTTTCCTACCATAAGTAGTATTGAAAATACCTGACGCACTGTCAACCGTGAAATAAGTTTGTTTCTGTAAGTATTCTGGTCCGAATACAGAAGAGTACAAACCTCT